TATTGAATAGTTTTCACCATAGACGAAAGAGCCATATATTCCGAGCCCGTACCCTGCTCTAAAACCATCTGCCTCTACATATTCAACGGCGGCGCTTACAACTGTGTTTTGAAGTGAAATACTTGCCGCAGCATTAGTGACCCTAATTGCTGCGCTAGCTGTAGAAGAAGAAGAGCTTATAGCAGAAGCCGCGTCAATGACAGTTTCGGCGGCGGCTGTTACACTACATGATGTGGATAAACTTGCCGCGCCTTGCGTAGTTTCTGGCTGCCCATAAAGACCAGAGCCATGCTCGCCAGTGTCATATGTAGAGCGCAGTCCCATTAAGCCAATGTAATATCTAAGTCACCCGTTGGGATTCGGAACACGTCGCCGTCGTTAATTGCTTTTGCAGTTGTTAATGCACTATGAACTATCATATCTCCTCCGCTAGACGCGGTCATAACGCCAATGTGAGATATTGTTCCCCAGTTACCGCCTGACGCAACAGGAAACTCTACAGCCGCCGTATTAGTTGCTAAGTCGTTAGATACTGAAAATGTTACAGCCGTCCTTGCGTAGCCATTTCCTGAGATTTCATTTGAAGTTGATCCAGTGTCAGTTGGGTCTGCGGTAAACAGACCGATATACCAAGCGGTTGGTCGGGTTACACTAGTTGCTGTAAATACGTAATTTAATACGTGCGTTTCATAAGTATTAGTAAAAGACATCATTATCTCCGTTAGATCGATCTAATTAAAAGATACACCATTTATTTACGAATAGCTAGTTATCCTCATACGCGGTGCGGTTACTGCGAACCTAGTATCATCTGAAGACTTTTGTAGAGATCCTAGCGCATTTTGATACAGCGAAGACCACACTTGTATTCTAGAGTCGTCTAGCAAATATGGAGCTGCGTGTAATAAACTTCCGTATAAATAAACATCGGGCGAATCCTGTAATAACCAGTTATACGTGGTGCTATCACTTAAAGACGGTATTTCTTCATAAAATGTAAGCTGCATAGTGTACTCGGCGTCTGGGGTTGGGAACACCTCTATAGCTTCGCCAATGTGGGTGTAATACTTTGGGCGACCTGCATTGTCGTTATTTTCTTCCCTATACTGCAACATATCGTCAACGCTTATAGCTTCGAGCCTAAAAGTTGTCCCAGACGTAATCGCAAAGCGCATTGTCTCTATCCAATTTGGGGGAAGCTGCACATAACGACTATCTAACGTGGCATCTACTCTTTCCACCATTTTATAATGACGCAATTTTCTGTTTAAATCTGATTCAGCCATAGTAATAAAATCAGGTATTACGCTTGTTAAGTCATCTCTGTTTAGCCAGTTGGCTATGGATGTCTTGAGCTCAGAATAGGTTGTAATGCTCATAATGTGCCGGCCCTTGTCCTAAATACTCGGTTGTTGCCATCGTTTAACCACTTACGCATCGCCTTCGGATCGTCTGCAATCCCTTGGCGCTTGAGCTCATAGTACACTGAAAGAGGTAATGACGCCACCTTGTTGACGTCTCGGTATCTATTCGGTGTCTCTTTGTATTCGTTTTTATTTCTCTCGGCGATTGCGGAGACATCTTGCTTTGTCTCAACGACATATTCGCCCTTATCGGTTACGTGCCAATACTTTGTTATTCCGGTGGCAGGGTCTTGGTCAAATATACGCTTCATTTCTAACTCCAAGTAAGTGGGGCGACCGAAGCCGCCCCGACTGTATTATGATGTTGCTAGGTCGAAGACACCTGCGTGTGCGCCTTCGTTAAGAACCTTCAAGCCAAACTCAGCAAGGATCATACGCTTCTCAGCGTCACCAGTTTTTGCTAGTTCTACTTGTTGGATCGGACGCAAGTAGCATACTGATGCGTACTCTGGGTCCAAGCAAAAAGCATCACGATCTCTACTAAATCGGTTTGCAACCACGTTTAAGGTCCCAAAATCTGACATGTAGACATCTGCCGTACCGATAATTGTTGTCGGACTATCGGAAGGAGCCTGATAACGCTGTGCCGCGATACCTGCAAAGCCTGATACAACGGTCTTGTTATGCGGCCCAACCATCAGAATGCTTGGCTCGCCACCGGCTGAAAATGCAGCCTGCATTGCGTCTTTAAGCATTGCTTCGGTAAATGCAGCTTGCGTACCATCTGTACGAGCGTCAGTACCATCACCAGTTGGTGAAGCACCGCCTGATCCGAATACATCGTTAGTAGCAATCCAAGAACCCAATCCACCGGTTTCCCGTGCGGTTGAGCTATTTCCTGCCACTTGTGCATTATTGTCAGTAAGAACTGCTTCGATGTCACGCTTTAGCTCTTTTCCGCGCTTCGCCAATTGATAACTTAATTCGTCATTTCTGCCGGCCAAATCTTGCGCTGATAGGTTGTCAGCGACAATAGTTGTACGACGCAAAATGTGCGTGTAGTTACCAACTCGAGTGGTTGCTGCCGCAGCATCAAAAGATCCTACGTCGTCACCATCGATTTGTGCGGTTTTGCTTGTTGCCGCCAATGAGTCAGTTTGCCACTCGAAGTAAGTGTTAGATACGTTTTCAGATCCAACGTTACTTTGAAATGGAACCTGTTCGGGCGAAATTGAGCTGATAATATCAGCTAATGATTCACGAATACCTTTGGCATCAAAGGACGTGAACGTATTTGTTACAATAGCCATTATAAATCTCCTATAGTAAGGCTTTTATTGCTGAAGCCGCGTCTTGGACACGGCCGGATTGTTTTGCGTTCTGAATCGCTTTTTGTGCATCTGACTTAGGTCTCGGCTGTGACGCTTTGGAGCCGCTTCTCAATGTCTTGGCGCGTGCTTTTTTCGGCTTGGCCTTTGCCGCAGTAACTCGCGTTTCTCCTCGATCATATAGCATGGCTTTCCTCGCTAACTTCACAAGCGTGGCATTTGTCAAACCGCCAATGTCCTGCTCGGTAAATCCTTCGCCAAGTAGAAAGTCCCGTATCTGGGTTGCTTCCTGCGCCGCAACTTTATTGTCGCGCCACTCGGGTATGACTTCCGGCAGTATTTCGCGTTGCTGAGAAACGTACTGCTCCTGCATTTGTTGCACCTTTTGTTGCTGCAACGCCTGCAATCGCTGTTGCTCGGCTTGGACGGCTTGCATCTGAGCTTCACGCTCGTCTTGCTGCTTCCGCCACTGACGTTCTGCCTTCGCTGCCATCGTGGGGTCTGTGTCGTACAGTGTATCCCAATCCGGCTCCTTCTCCTTCTGCTCAAGCCGTTGCTGCAAAGCAGGCAACATCTGAGCATATTGTGCACGTTCACGCTCGATTTCGGAGTATTGCGCTTCTAGCGTTTTACGCTGTTCTGCCAATTCCTGCGTCTTACGTGTGTAATCTCTCTGCCTTAGATTAGCTGCTTTCAGCTCTTCAACGGTTATCTCTTCACCATCGACCTCTACTATGGCCCCTAGTATATTGAAGGATTCGTCTTCCGACCTTTCTGCATCTTCCTCGGCTTCGAGCTCCTCCTCAGATCCTTCGACAACTGAATTATCTTGCTCAGTTGCCTCCATCTCCTCGGGGGCTTCAGCCTCCTCCACTACTTCTTCAGTGGTTTCGGCCTCAAGCGCATCAGTTGCCGCAGCGTTATCCTCTTCGGGCGCAAGTATGGCTCTGATTGCATTTTGAGCACTGTACAGATCAGTCCCTAATGGGTTGTTGTTTTCTGCCATCTCATTAACTCCATATTATGGGCTTATTTTCTTTTTATTTCAATAGCCCCGTTATCTACCATTGCACGCAGCAATTGTCGTACTGATTGAACGCCGCGTAATTTCATATAAATAGCCTCACGGCTATCACTATCATTGGTTTCAGTCGCTTTAAACTCAAACCAACAATCCTGCTCGATCTCGTCTAAAAATCTTCTGAGATCTGTATCTTTAAGTAGACGGTCTGCCTCCCTGCCGTCATCTATAATTTGCTGTTTAGTCTTCACGCGCAGCCTCCTTTATTACGTCAGCCTGCGCTTTCATAACTTCTCGATTGATTGCTAGATCGGATCGGATCTGTTCGACGTTGAGCTGCGTGCCATACTTGGCTTTCATTTCTTCAGCCTTCACAAATAACTCCGCCTCTAGCTCGTCACGCTTACGGTCATCCTCAAGCCTAAACTTCTCGCGTTGCATTTGTAGCTCGGCAGCTTTCTTCTGAATATCCGCTTGTATTTGCTGAATTTGCACTTGGATAAGCTGCTCGTTAATGTCTGGCTTTTTATCTTGCGGCGGTGGCTGAAACTGAGCCGGATCGCCCCAGAACTGTGAGGTATCTTTAAACCCTGCTATTTCTGTCATAGATTTCAATGTGTTAGACAGTTTCTGCATATCAGTAAGTGGGTTAATTGGACCCATCGTCTGCATCGCGTCTTTCTGCATCTCGGCAATCTGACGTAGCATTAGCATACGCTCGGTGTCAGAACCGCGTCCGAGGGCTACGTTAACTGTGACATCCATGTCGCTATTCCACACACGCGGATCTATAGGCACGAAATTATTATTCAGCCTAATCATGCGCTCGCGGTCTTGGTGGGTGGTTACCAGATGAAGCACAAGCTCATACATGCGCTTTACGCCCGTCTCGGCAAAGACACGCGCAATCATCTCGATATGTTGTTGTGCGGCGCTCACGGTGGCTGCTACGGCTGTAGCTGTGCTAGATTGTAGTGCGCCGGCATCTAAGCCTGCGGATGCCTTGGATATGCCAGTGCGAGCCTCTTTAACCTCGTCCATATACTGTAATACTGGGAAAGCGGCTTGGCCGACAAACGGCA